CCTTTCCAGCCCCGATGTGAACGAAGCGCTGGTTTCTGCCGTTGGCATTGCACCTGCTGCGGCCTTAGCCCTGCCAGCGGCAACCATTGCCATGGCATCTGCTGGACCTGCGGACTTTGCCGCCTGCTGGATTGCGTTGCGTGAATCCGGCTGTATCTCTGATGCGTTGCGCGATCAAGTGGTCGCTGTCGCCACAGCCTGCCATCTACCCGCAGAGGTGATGGAAGTATTTGACTCCAGAGTGCGAGCCCGCAACCCCGACGGCACCTTCCGCGCCGACGACCCCACCACGCCAGACGTGGACGAGGCGTGGGTGTCTGCCACCTAGTGTCCCCGACTTGACGCCATGCCCCGCCAGCTCGAAATCACCGCTGCCGCCGTCGCCCTGCTGGTGACGCTAGTGGGCACGACAATAGCAATTGAAAACCGCTACGCCAAAGCGCAAGATGTGCGTGAACAGCTAAATGCACTGTACGCCAAACAGTTAAAGACTAGAATTCTGGAGCTACAGCTCAAGCCACCACCGCTGTCAGCCGCTGATCGAGCGATGCTGCTACACCTTGAGCAGGAATTGAAAGAAGCGACAAAGTAGGGCTACAGTTTAGGCATTCTAGCGGGAAGCTTAGGTGCCAGCCAGGACGAAGGGTAATCGCTACGCGGACTCGGCCTCCGTCCGATCGCTCGGCCTCCTCCATAACAGTGAGATTCTCACAAAGTTAAGAAAGCGCTCAAATTCAAGCTTTGATGTTCACGGCACCGAGATCAAGATTCTTGAGGATCTACTGCCATATCAGAGAGACTTTGTCCAAGACTTTGAAAATAAGTACGTCGGCTTTTGTGGAGGGTATGGTTGCGTTGCTGGTGAAACGCTGATAAATGGCGTGCCAATTAAGGAGCTAACTAGCACGCCTATCAAGGTTCGGACGCTTTGCGGTGAAGCAGTTGCTACGCCTGCGTACAAGAAAGGAGTTGCTCCACTTTATCGGGTTCTGACTTCATTAGGGCAAGAAGTTCTGGTAACGAAAGATCATAAGTTTCTTGGAGTATCTGGTTGGCGGAAGCTTGAGCATCTTGACATTGGCGATTACATTGCAGTGCGAGATGGTCGTAATTACAGAAATTACAAGTCTCCATTGCGAACGTTTTTAGCCGGCCTAAGTGGCGCGATGGGCGGGGAATGCAACGTCGTCACCTCCCTAAATCAGCATGGCTGGGCAGCAATTGAAGCGATTGAATACATCAGAACCGATGACTTTTATGATTTGCATGTTCCCGTCTGGAATCATTACGAGGCTCATGGAATCCTGCACCATAACTCGGGCAAGACCCACAGCCTTGTTGCAAAGCAGCTGCTTCTATGTTTCCGCTCTCAGGGCTTTACGCATCTGTTCCTTGAGCCAACCATTCCGCTAATTGATGACGTTGCACTGCCTAAGTGGAATGAGATGCTTGAGCGATACAGCATCCCGCATACCTTTAAGGCGTCTCCCAGGCCAAGCTTTAAGCTTTTGCTTCCCGGTGGTGAAACACCAGTTCTTTTGCGCTCAATGGAAAACTATGAGCGACTAATTGGTGTAAACGCTGCAAGTATTGCGACTGACGAAACTGACACGACTAGGCCAGAAACTGCAGAAAAGGCGATGATCAAGCTTCAGGGTCGTGTTCGCGTAGGAAATTGCCCACAAATTGCAGCTGCATCTACGCCAGAAGGCTACGGCTGGATGTACACATTTTTTGAAGAGCAAAAAGCAGATAACAAAAGACTTTATCGTGGAAAGTCAGAAGACAACCCGTATCTTGATCCAGGTTTTGTTGAAGACCTTAAAACAAAATATCATCCACAGCTTATCAAGGCCTATCTTAATGGCGAGTTTGTCAACCTTGAGTCAGCCACTGTCTTCTACGAGTTCAACAGACAGCTGCATACTACTGGTGTTTTTGTGCCGGAACGCAATGAGCGAATTGTGTTTGGCGCTGACTTTAACGTAGGCCAGTGTCACGCAGTTTACGGAGTTGTAAGGCCGGGTCAAGCCGGTCAGCAGCTTCACTGCTTTGCTGAATCAAAAGTTTCAGACACCTTTGCCTTGGTGGCTCATCTTCGTGAGAAATACCCCCACCACCTCTCCAGTGGATTGATCACCTGCTATCCAGATGCAAGCGGCAAGCATGACTCGACATCCTCTACGCAAAGTGATCACGAAATTCTTGCTTCAGCCGGTGTTCAGGTTGTTGCAGAACGTCGCAACCCACCAATTGCGGAAACCCTGGCGCACGCCAATGTTCACATGCACCGTGGCCTGATTCTACTGAATCCAACCACCTGCCACAATGCAATCAGCTCTGCTGAGCGCTGGTCTTATGACAGCAAGACGCTAAAGCCAAGCAAAGGTGGTGCAACAGATTATTCACACGCTGGCGACGCATTGCGCTATCTGATCTGGCAGGTATTCCAGCGTGCAGGCATGAGGGCTGGTCATGGACCTCGCTGGAGATGAGCCCAGGCGAAGATCGCTGCTAGGCTCGGCCTGCACCAATAGCAGCGTCTCGGCGGGGGCTACGACACGCTATTGCAACTTCGTTGGGAGCCCCGGACTCATAATCTGGGGTTTCGTGCCTTCAAACTAGAATGTGACAGCTCCCGCCAAGCACCATGGCTATCGACGTACCGAATTCAATCATCCTTAGTTCGGACGATCTGCCGATTCCCTTTGAGCGGCGCGAGCCCGAAACAGAAAAGGTATATTCCGAGGTTACGGATGTAGACAGCTACTCGATTGACCAAGCGGAGCAGGTTGCAAGGATCGTGCCGATCAAGTTCTGCACACTGCCTGAGTTCTATCTTGATGAAGCGATTAGCGATTACATTCCTCAGGACTTCCAGGAGCACCCCGACAGCTACAACGTTCGCAAAACGCGGGCAATGTCATGCTTCGAGCCTTTTTACTCTCACCTTGTTGACATCATCGTTGGCACTGCCCTGAGAAAGGGTGTCATCCTACCTCAGGAAATGCCATCTGAGTGGGAAGAATTCTTCAAGAATGCAAATCTTGAGGGAAAGTCAATTACTTCGTTTGCGAAAACGCTGTTTACTGAGGCGCTCAATGGTGGTATTGCTGGCTTGATGGCTGAATACCCCAAGGTTGACGAGGCTGTTTCCAAGGTTCAGGCTCGTAGACGTGGATACCGCCCGTATTTTTCCATCATCAAGGTTGACGACATCCTGGACTGCAGGCACGACAACGGCCCTGTAACGATCAACGGCGAGACGTATTATCAGGCCCGTGTCACTTATCTTCGCATCAAATCCGAGATCAGACGTGCAAGTGCTGTCAATGAGCACTATGAAGAAGTTGTGCCAACTGTCGTTGTTTACGACATCCCGGAGCAAGAGGATCCCGATCGACCTCGTCGTGTTCGCGTCAGAATCTACGAGAAAAACTTGACCGCAGGCAACAACTCCTACATCCTTTCGGAAGATAACATCTCGTATCTGTCCATTGACTATATTCCCTTCGTTCCCTGCTATGGCGGCAAGGAGGAGGCCTTCTGTCGCGCAAGACCACTGCTCTTTGACATTGCAAGACTGAATTTGCATCACTGGGCAACTTGTGCCGATCTTTCAGAAACGATTCACCTCAACTCCTCTCCGTTGCTGACTGGCACCGGTATCAGGCCTGACGAAGAAATTTATAGTGGCTCTGGTCGTAGCCTGTTTAGCCAAAACGAGCAAGCAAGATTTGGCATGATCTCCCCCGGCATGGATGGAGCCGAGACGACGCTGAAAGAGCTTGCAAGGATTGAAGCTTCGATGGATCGCCTGGCCGCTATTGCAATGGCGCCTGGTAAAAGCCAGGTTGAATCTGGTTTCGCGAAGCTTCTTGATCGCTCGCAGTCTGATTCGCAACTTGCGGTGCTGGTTGGCTCACTGCAAGATTGCATCAACCGTGCCCTGTGGTATGCGTCTGGCTATGAGGCCAACAGCTACCCAAAGATTGAAATCAGCATTAGCAAGAACTTTATTCCTGCGAAGCTGCACAGCCAGCAGGTTATGTCGATCAACTCCCTTTACAAGGATGCTGAGGTTATCCCCATCGGTACCACGCTTGAAATGCTGGAAGCCGGTGAAATGTTTGAGGGTGTCCATGGCTTCAATGTCAAGGCGCTGCTGGACAAGATCGGCCTGACCGGGAGCGAGATGCGCTCACAGGTGGCCGCACGGTTTGGCGGCGCCCCCCAGCCGAGTCGCGACCTGACGCCGGGAACGAATAACGTCCAGAGCGGGATCGAGCCATCCGCATCGGCCCCGATCCAGCGTGAGGCTGCCGAGGCCTCTTTTCAGGTAAGGGAAGCTTGAGCTACAATTTCATCAGTCACAAGAAGACTCTGTGCCCCCAGAACCGAACGCCGCAGAACTGACGATTGAGGAGCTTCAGCAGAAGCTTCAAGAAAGAGACAGCCAGCTTGCCGCCCTTGAGCGTGCAAAGATTGGCTTGCAGGCTGACCTTGTAAAGCGCAAGAACGTTGAGCGCCTTGCAAAAGCGGCTGGCATTGACCTGACAGCCGAGGACGCCGATGACCGGATTGCCGAACTGCTGAGCAGCGCCAAGAGCGAAAAGCAGCTCGCCAGTCAACCCCCTGCGCCACAGCAGCAGCCGCCGGCCCAGCCCCAGGCCCAAGGACAGCCGGATGGCGGTGGAACGCCCTCCAGTGCCGTGGAGGAGGCGATGAAGGTCCAGCTCTCGTCCCTGCAGAGTCAGATCGTCAAGATGGAAGAGCAGCTCAAGCAAGAGCGCAAGGAGAAGGAGGCAGAAAGACGCGCTCGTCAAGAAGAGTACAAAAAGTCTGTCGTCATTCAAGAATTGGATAAGGCAAAGTGCAATCGCTCTTCCCATGTCTATGCGCTACGTGGAAAGGAGTTTCGGCTTCTTGAGGATGGCGTTACTGTTGTCTTTGGGCCTGAAGAAAATCCGATCAATGTCGCTGATGGCATTGCTCAGATTGAGCAGGACGACGACTACAGTATCTATTTCCCTGGCAATGTGCCAAGTGGGAGCGGGCTTCCCTCTTACCGCTCGTCCATGCCGACGACTGATAACCCATTTGCAAAATCAACTGCAAACGCTACGCGAGCGGCTGAGATCATCGGCCGAGATCGTTCGCTTGCAAAGCGGCTTGTGCAGCAGGCTCGCGCTCGTGGCGATCTTGACCCGATTCTTGCTCGTGCAGTCAGTTGAAACGCGGCTAAGCTGCTGACGTGATGATTGCGTGGGATGATGAGCGTCCGCTTCGGCGGGCGCTTTTTCATGCCTATAGTTCGGGTGGGCTCAAGCCTTTGCCGTATTGCATGAAACGGTGAAAAAGAACGTTCCCACTGATAAAGCGCTGTACGCTCGCGTCAAGGCGGAGGCAAAAAGAAAGTTTGCCGTGTATCCATGTGTGCCGCTTGACTCTTTTGCCATCACAAAGATGGGGTTAGCCAGTCATGAAGATATATTCCCAGGCGAAGAAATATTGGCTTATGATCGGGGCACTGGCGATTTGGTGTGGAGCGAGGTTGAGCATGTAAACTTTTACGAAAAAGCCCCACTACTGAGGCTCAGGAAAGCAGCAGGCTTTTCTCTTCTGTGTACGCCCGGCCACAAATGGGTCGTTGAAAGTAGGGCGAATAAAAATGGCAGAGATTTTACAAAAATGGTAGCAGCATCAGACTTGAATAGGCACCAAAATATAATTTGGTGTGGAAATCCGCTTGCAGGTCAGAGTGAGGGCTTAACAAAATATTGGTCAAATAAATGGTCAAAAAAAGATGAGTGGATTCACAGGGTTATTGCCATGACTCCACTGGAGAGAGAAGTTTTTCTTGCTTCTGCAATTATTTATGATGGGTGTGAACAGGGTAGGTCAAAAGTCAGGGAGGGTGGCATGACTTTTGCTTTTTCTCAAAAAAATATCAATCATTTTTGGGCAACAGTTTTAGCGGCATTTTGCAATGGGTATTATGTGTCTACACACAAAAAAAACAAAACCATGATGGGAGCGACGATAATAAGAGGCAAGAAATTTCATAGTACGCAAAATTTAATTAAAGAAGAGGCCGGCGCCGCCGCAGTCTGGTGCCCATCAACCAAGCATGAGACTTGGGTAATGGTTCAAGGGGGTGTTATCTGCGTAACTGGTAATAGCGCTTATGCTAATTCATGGCTTGTCCGCGAATACAAAAAGCGCGGTGGTGGCTACAGAGCACGGGATGTAAAGGGTCGTGGCAAAAAGTAAGAAGCCAAGGGGCGGCCTTGGCCGTTGGTTTGCCGAAAAGTGGGTTGATGTAAAAACCGGCAAACCTTGTGGCAGGCAAGAAGGCGAAAAGCGTCGCAGCTATCCGGCCTGCAGGCCATCTAAGCGCGTATCAGCCTCAACGCCGAAAACCTCAGGCGAACTATCAAAAAAAGAGAAGGATAAGTTTAAGCGCGAAAAGACAAGCGCTAAACGAATTGACTATCAGCATAAGCGCAAAAAGCGTCGCTAGTATTCAAAAGCCGCTGGTAAAACATGGCACCTCGTCCTGTCAAAAATAAGCGCCGTACAGCTGCCTACTATGCCGCTAATCCAGAGGCACGCAAGAAGAAGGCTGCTTATGACAAAAAGTATCATTCTACAAAAGAGCGGAAGCGCTACAGGGCTGAGCTTTGGGCCGAGCGTGAAGCTCGTGGCGTCGCAGGGAAGGGCGGCAAGGATGTAAGCCATGCCAGCGGCGGTGGCTTTAAGATGGAAGATTCGTCAAGAAATCGAGCAAGGAACGGGCACGGCAATAACGAAAGGCTGACACCTGGCAGGGGTACAAGAAAACGCAAGCCTCGCCGCTAAACTTATCCACAAACAGGCAGGGACAATGGCAGCAACCCCAGAGAGAGTCAAAAACAAGATGAAAGAGCTTGGGCTTTCTGGAGTCAATAAGCCCAAGCGCACGCCTAATCACCCAACCAAGTCGCATGTGGTGATGGCAAAGGAGGGCGATACCTATAAGGTGGTTCGCTTTGGTCAGCAAGGCGTCGAGGGAGCTGGTAGCAACCCCAGGACAAAAGCCGAAAAAGCAAGGCGGCGCAGCTATTATGCAAGGCATAACGCGCAGGGCAAACCTAAAACAAAGTTATCGGCAAAATTTTGGAGCCATACGACCAAGTGGACTGTGTTGCTTTGCTTAATTGGTAGTCAGGTATTTGCATGAGCGTCGTCCTCGCCCTCCTGACTCTTAATCCAGTTCTTCAGTTCAACCACGTACCTCCGAAGCTCTGCGGCTTTCAGGATGTGCCACTCGTCTCCTGTTGCAAAGTAACAAGTGTTGTGCCTGTCAATGGCACGAAGTATCTGATGAATGAGTGGATTCCAGTGCTCTCTTACGGGTGTGTCCCAGGTGCGTCGCTCCACGCCTGATCACCGCCACCTGGCCCACCTAAGATAGCTGCAGAACACCATTTCAGGAACCATGACCGTTACCGGCGCCTATCGCTCCAGTGTCAACATGCGCGGCGTCCAGTCCGCTACCGCTGTTGACGAAGTTCTCTCCGCCATCATTGTTGGCGTTAAGGGCCTGAAGAACTTTACTTTTGTCCTTCCCGACGCTTTTACCGAGGCTCAGCTCAATGAGCTGTTTGCAGCCGCTCCTACCGTGACTGGCACCAAAGTTATTACTGCCAGTGGTTGCGCTGGCTGGGCCTCTCTTGACGCTGGCGAAAAGGCCGTGCTGACAGGTAAGGGCTATACCCTCAACTGACTTGTATTCCTGGCTACCGCCTGATTTGTTGATACGAGGACAATGCACCTCCTTTAACCATGGCGACGTAGCTTGATACCTGTCATGAGGTGAACGGGCCGGGGGAAACCCCGGCTTTTTCCTTGGGCTATTATTTGGAAAGAGAGGCAGTGCCTCGCAGCAGGGACCGCAAGGTCTGGCAGCAGTGCTGTGAAGCTGAACCAAATTTCCGTAAACCCGCTTCAAGACAATGCTTCTCGCAGGTGTTCCCCTTATTCCCGAGCTGTTCCTTGAGTATCAGCAGGAAGAGATCCAGGACAAGAATGCTCTGGTCACTTCTGGCCTGATGGTCACGAACGCCGCTATCCAATCTGAATTCCAGAAGGGTGGCAAAACCATCGACCTCCCCTTCTTCGGCGATCTGTCCGGCGATTCCGAGATTGATTCGGATACCGAAGCCTCCACCCCGACCGACATTGCAGGCGATCTGCAGGTCGGTGTGCGTAACATGCGCCGCAAGAGCTGGAAGTCTTCTGACC